TCCTTAACGGATTTGTTCATTGCACCGTCGTCAAAACCTAGACGAACGCCTACATTAATTAAACCTTGATTTTTACCTAATTTTGTATCTACTCTTGGCATTATTTATTTTTAAACTCACCCATAAATTGTTCTAAAGACATAGTATCACGAGGTCTTCTTCTTCCTTGTCTTCTATCTAGCTCCTTCTTCCACCAACCTTTTTCTGGTTTGGAAGTGTCATACTCAGGAGAATATTCCTCATCATTCATCAGAGCGTTATACATTGGACTATAAAATGACGATTTGTCTATTGGTAGATACGCTAAAAGTATCATAAATTTTCTCCATGTGAGAGTCCATGGTGAATCTATTTGGTAAAATCTTTGAAAGTCTGCTTCAACAGCTCCCCATCTATAAAATATATCTCTCAGGGAGAATGTTATTTTGGGGAATCATCTCCTTCTTCAGGCTCTGCACTTTCTGCCTCACCAGAGATACCATACTTATCTAGCATCCAGTTAAGTAGTCCTTCTAATTGATTCCAAGTCGCACCTGCTTCAATTATTTCTTCAAGGACTTTTTTACCTAAAAGAGACTCTAACCATTCTGGAATAACTGAGGTTGGAACAACACCAGTTTCATCCATGTATCTCATTTGTGTTAAAACAACTCTTGCTGGAATTTGTGCAGGTAAAGTATATGTATTACCTACCATTGTGAATTCTAGTTTATTGTTGTCTTCTTCTTCGACACTTGCATCGAAGTCTTTATAATTGTCAGCCACACTGACCTCCTATGTCCATTAATAATATTTTTTTAGTTAATATCGAAAACTTCTGAATCATTTGTGTTATCAACAATTCTAAATAATTCTTGAAACTGTGAAACAGATTGTTTTGGTGCAAGCACTTTAAACTCAGTTGCGATAACAACTTTTTGAGGTGCTTTTTGATGAGCCATTGAAAAAGCTCCAACGTTAATTGCACGTGGAATTTGAACATGTCTATCTGCACCTGCTGGTCCATCAACAATCAACAATAATGATTTCTCATCAAAGTCATCTGTTGAAGGTGGTTGTATCATATTGAACCCAGTCTCAAAACCATTTGAACCATCACCAGTTGTGAGAGTTCCACCACCAAGAGCTATTTGTATATTAGCTTGTGAAGCTTGTGCAAGTTCACCAGTTAATCTAACTTCTTGTGCTGTTTTGAAAGTAGCAATTGGGTCAATTTCTTCAGCGACCATAATGTCTTCAAATGTTTTATCCATTTCAAGAGTCCAGCCATCTTCTGAATATCCAACGTCAACCCATCCAGCAGCTGGGCTTGCCCATGCTCCTGAACCGTCTCCGCCTGGAAATGCTACGTAATCACCAGATGCGTTACCATCGTTGCTGATAGCAGCAACGTAAAGTACACCAGTTCCGACAATAACCTCAGATATTGTACCATTTGTTGTATTTGGCATTATTTATCTCCTGTTATTCTTCTTCTACTTCAGTATCTTGCAAGACACTGCCATTTTTGGCAATCTCTTCTACGTCAGCTTCCCACGGAGCATCCTCAGCTTCATTGTCTTCCACTTCGGATTCTGAATCTGCTTCAATTAGTAAAGGATAACTTTTACCGTCTAAAGTCCAAGTTTTTTCCTTTAGTCTTTTCCAATCAGACTCGCCAATCTCAACCGCATCATTCTGATTAAACATAATACCTGATACGACATCTCTAGCTTGAGATTGCATAAACAAAGCATTTAGCTTAACCAAAAACTTTTTATTCTTTTTTGCCATATAAATTTCCTTATACTGCTCTATACGTCATAGCTAAAGCAATTGAATACCTGCCTAAGCCTGTTGATACTTCTTCTACCCTTGTAGGCATTTGAACGATATCAAAGCTATATATCTTGGCTCTAGTATTACTATCGCTTGTAGTTATATACCCATTACTATAGTTGAAAGCAGCCTGAATCACAGCATTTGCGAGAGACATTGCAGTGCTGTAATCTGCAAAAGGTTTGTCATTTCCAGAGCCACCCCATCTTCCTGCATAACATTCCATAGGTAGTAATGCATTTTGTATATGAGCATCGCTTCTTGGATTCATTAAAGCACCACCACTTCTAAACATAACTAAAAATGGCAAATCCGCATTTCTTGGTAATCTTGTTGCTATGTTTGTTGAACAAATATCTGTTATCAAAGTTTGTGATAAAGCCCACTGTCTGGCAATAATCTCTGCGTCAGGTGGTACTTTTTGAGTTTGGTCTCTCATTCCAGTCATAAAATCATACTACTTTAATATTCAAAAACTAAGTTTCTTTAATCTTCAAATAAATCATCACTTTCAAAATCAACATTTTGTGATTCTTCAAACAATGCTGCCTCAGCTTCAAACGCACTTCTTGCTTGTTCAGTAATGAAAATTCTAATATCTTCTACACTTCTGTTACCTTTTCTACCTTGTTGTGAGTTTATAACAACCGAAAATGCAGCTCTAATATTAGGATTTGCAATTAATTTTTCTGTTAATTTTTTCATGTAACTAGGATTGTCCCTTACTGTTTTAAGCTGTTCTGCAACATAAGCATTTCTTCTAGCATTTAGATTGTCATCACCTCTATCTAAGTTATAAGTTTGTATATCTTGCTGGACACTTCTAGCTAACACCAGTGCATATCTTTTATTCATTCCTGAACCAGCTTGTCCAGTAATATTACCAACTTGTCCACCAGATGGTTTTTCACCAGTTCTTCCGTAACTCGCATAACCAGTATTAGGTATATCTCTAGCACTCTTACTACCACCTACTATCGATGAATCAGGGTCACTAAGACCAACACCTGCTTGTCTAGCTTTCTCCTTTTGTGCTTGTCTTGCTAGAGTTCTGTATTTGTTTTTGATTCTCTCTATCTCACCAGTTGAAGCATTTCTAGCTAAAGCTGCAGCAAGAACGTTTCTAAACTCTTCAAACAAAGTACCTGTTCCTATGTTTGGAATAATAGAGTCAATATCACCACCCGCAAATACTGCAAATTGTTGCCCTGCTGTAAAATCAGCATCTCTTCTTACTTTAGACGCATCAACAACTTCAGCTGGACCAAATGGTCTTGCTCTATCATCTATACTTGTTTTTGCCCCTTTTCTAACTTTTGTTACTTGTAAAGATAATTGCTGTAAACCAGTTTCTGCTGCTAAAGCAAAAGCTTCCATATCTGCTCTTGAAAGTCTTATACCAGCTTCCCTTAAAGTAAGATTATTTCTTCTTAAGTTTCTAATATTTTTTCTTGCTAATTCAACAGGACTTAAATCATTTGACATACTGATAAAATCATTTTCTAATTTTTGCACAAACCTTCTTGCTAACATAACCCTTTCTTGTGGAGTGAGTACGTTTCCTTTGTTTAGAATTACAATTATCTTTCCTTCGATTTCCGCTTTCATAGGTTGAATAAGAAGCTTTCTATTAACTTGATTAAGACCACTAACAGAACCAGTAAAACTTAACAAATCATCAGGTGAAATCCCATCTAATTGATTTGATAATTGCATACCTGCATCGGTGCCTAAAGTTTGTGAACTTGCTAATCCTTGCGATGCAGACTTTGAACCTCCAAGACCTTTAGTTGATTTATAATTTACAGGTCTTCCTTCCATTTTTACTGCTTTAATAAGAAACATTTCTTTTCCAAATCCGTCATCTATTGATTCGAAAATAAATTTTGAACTATCAGGTCTACTATCTACAATCTGTCCTACAAATTTAAAATCTTCATCATTTATAGAACCACCAATTTTTGAGGCAGCAGACATTCTTCTCTGCTCTTCAAAACCAAGAAAGCTCATCTCATCTGCAATTTGTTGAGGTGATGTTGGAACGCCTCTATAAGTTTTATCAAAAGGTACTCTTTCTGGTTTTTGTGAAAATAATCCTAAATCTAAAGCCTTCGAACCTTTTATAAATCCTCCACCAAATAAAACATCATTTAAAACATCGTCAACTAATTCCAAAGTAGCTTTTTTATGTTTATCAACCAATCTACTTTTAGACAATATAAATCTTCCATTATTATCTGTCATAATATTTCCATCACTATTTTTTTTGGAAAACATATAAAGTTGTTCCATAACTGCACGAGTTTCTCTATTTGGTTTACTCATCCCTTTTGCTCTAATTTGTGATTTTCTTAAAACTAATGAAGAGGAATCTCCACCAGACTTTGTAGTGGTTGTTATTTTGTTTGCAACAATACCTTCCATGGTTGGCTTTGAAGTAGCTTTATTAAGACCAAAAGCCATAGCTGTATTATGTAAAGCTTTATACATAAGAAGTGTTGGTGTATACACATAAGCATCTGTTCTATTAAATAAACCTCCTTGTCTATCAGTTGCAGGTCCACCTAACTCTATTTGAAAAGCATCTCTTAAAAAATCAGCATCCCTACTTTTTGATGATTTACCACCAAAAGTAACATAGTATGTTGCTATTTCATTTTTTCTACCAAGCACGGGTTCTAAAGCATGAATCGCTTTTTGAATTTGTTGTCTATTAGGAACAAAATTATGTCTTCTTGGATTGTCATGAAAAGTAGCTGTATAAGAACCTCTAGTGGTTACTCTTCTACCACCTGGCTCTCTATCAAATTTATCTCTTGCTCTTCCTGTTTTAATTGGTTCTAAACCGTCATCATGTAACGCTTTTGTTAATTCTTTACCATAAAGCTCAGCAACATCTCCTCTCAGATTTCTTAATTCAGATGCAATTCCTAAAGAAGTTAAATCTACATTTTGAGCAGCTAAATCTATTAGTTGGTCATAAATAGCTAAGGTTATGTTATTAATAGAACCAGCATCTATTTCACCTGCTTTTTCTAAATAAGCAAGTTCCACTATTGCTGCAGCATCTGAAATTAATTCATCATTAGTTTTACCTCCACCAGAAAAATCATAAGTTGGTCCATATCCAGTCAAATTTTTTGAATACATATCTAGTTCTCTTCTACCAGTTGCCATATTTGCTGCTGTATGAATTTTGTCTGGATTCCTTCTGATAAAGTTCTCAGCATCTCTTTTTCTTGAAAATGTTTCAAGACTCATAACAGAAACACCATCCTCTTCATGTTTAAGTGTTTGAACAGAAAATCTTGCATTTGGTCCTGGGTCTATTACTTTTGAAGCACCTTGAAAATCAACTGTGAAAGGTCTATGTTCTTGAATGTAATCACTAATATCATTTACTCTAGGTAATTCTTTTTCTCTAACATATCGGGACATATCCATCCTTGAAACCATACTTTCTATTTCATTTTTTGAATAACCATCAAAAGTCATACCAGTTATATATTCATCACTTTGTGAATCTCTGTTTAATACATTTCTTCGATTGATTGCATAGTAATCAGGAGCATTAGCTGAAGCTATAGCAACTATTGAATTTTGTATTTTTCTAATATTGAATTCATCTCTCATAGCCCCTCTTGTTACTTTTTTTGTAACTTTATCTGCATCCATATAAAAGTTACCTTCTATAAAGTTTCTTACTTTTCTATCTGCATCTGATAATAATTTTGCAGAAACACGACCAGTACCAACTCTTAAAGCCCTACCCATAGGTCCACTTATTTGTGGTAAAGCAGCATCAAAACTTCTTGATAACAAACGACCACCAACTTTATAAACTAAAGTACGAGAAGTTACATTTCTAAATCTTCCAGTTTTTTGAAAAGCTTGAAAGTCATTATATCTTTGTAAAGCTTCATAACCCATGTTTTTGAAACTTGGTCCAACTATAGGAATGATGGAACCCATTTGTCCAAGGTTGTAAAGAAATGCATAACCTGCTTCTTCGAAATTTCTTGTCTCCCTAAGATTTTTATATATCTTTCCACTGGTTGCCCTCTCGAAAAGGCTTCCCATATATCCCATATTATTCCCTATATAATAAGCTTAAGGTTTTGTAATATACCCTTCCATCTTTCATTCTTGATTGAGATATAGAATTTATCTCATAGTATTTACCAGAGCTTGGTTCAAATATTCTGTCAGAAGCTTTAACATCTATTTCACCTGGAATATCTAAAGAAAAGTTTCTGACAATGGTATTCCTACCATCTCTATCTTCTGATTCAGCAAGAAAAGTTAAACGTCCTTTTACTCCTGTTGTAGAGTTAGCCCAGTTATCTGTTGGATTACCTCTTTCATCTACAGAGCTACCAGAGCTTCTTTGAATGTTTACTGTATCAATTAAAAGTCTTCTTGGAAATCTTGCTGCCATATCACACGAAAAATTGTCTTCTAAATGGAGCAAGTAATGTTAAGTCACTTGCAGTTAATACTGTTGCAGCATTTAAAGCTAAACCACCAGGATAACTTATTGAATAGTCTCCTACTCTTTGACTATCTGCCATTGTAAAATTTGATACTTCAGATGATGTTTGTCCTTTGATTTCTGCAGCTTCTTGTTGTGATGCTATAACTAATGTTGATTCAAGTATTCTTGCAGATGCTCTTTCAGCAACAGCCTTGAACTGTATCGGAAGTTTTGGAGTATCTGAACCACTTCTTGCATAATATCCTGCATTATAAGTTACAACAATATTCAAAGGTTTAAGATAAGACCATCTTCCTCCTATTCTTGTAACCCTTCCATTACTATATGAAACATAATCATTTTCATTTCCTTGAGTAAGAGTTATACCATCTTCAACAATTGATGTAATTGAATTGACAGGTAAGTGTGTTAAAAATATATCTTTTGTTTGGTCGCCTGTGAATGTCTCAGTTTGTGTAGCTTGTTCTACGTCATATCCGACATATTCTTTGACAGCAGCTTCAACTAATGGAATTATATTATTAGTTAGGTGTGTCTCTAAATCGGAGGATAGAGCAAACTGTACATAGTTTTCTACATCAGAGGCTGTACAGAAAGCCATAAGTTAGCCTCCTGTTTTATTTATCTTCTTTTTCGACTTTGGCAGCTTTGTTTTCAGCAGGCTTTTCAGCTTTTGCTTTTGCTGGTTCTGCTTTCTTAGGAGCAGCTTTCTTTCCCCAACCTTGCTCTTTGAGCCAATCAGTTGGATACTCTTTTCCAGCTTTTGCAATTAAATCAGCTTGACTACTAGGTAAGTCTGCTTGAACACCTTCCCAAATCTTTCCATCAGGAAGTTTCCAAATATTTTTTTCTGGTATTGTATACATAATAATTATCCTACCTTACTTCTTACGCTTTTTAGGTTTTTTCTTTTTCTTGGGTTTGTACATTCCGTAGCCCATAGTTCACTCTCCTGTGATTATTCTTCTGTTACTTCGTCAGTACTATCCTCAACCTTCTCCTCATCAGAAACTTCTTCTTTCTCATCAATTAAAAATTCTTCTAACTTTGCCTCTGAATTTTTAAAAAAATCTTCATTTCTTACAATCATACCAAATCTTTCTACTTGGTCTTTTGTATCTTGTTTGTTTACGTATTTCATAAATTCTCCTAATGGTTTAAAGGGCGAATACAAATCCGCCCTTTGTAAACCAAATGTCTAATTACATTGCTGTAATAGTACAGAATGCAGTTGGACGATAAATTGCAAATCCTAATCTCATTGTCAATCTGATTGCCAATTGATTCTTTGCAAAGAAATCGCTGTGGCTGTCGGAAACAGCTAGGTCAACGCCTTCTCTCATAATTACTTGAGCAGCGTCACCACCGCCAAACTTACCGACTAGCATTGTTCCTTCAGCAATAACTGTTGAAGGTACTACGTTTAGACCCCAAAGTCTTGGAGCAACGTCTGCACCGAAACCACCGGCAACGACAAACAATGGGTTTCTTGAACCGCTTGTTTCTACAGAGCTTTCTTCTGTAACAATGTCGTACCAATCAGATGGGTGCATAACAATAGAATCTGGTTCTACGAATGCATCTTTTCTGATTTCTGTGATTGCTTGGTAAACTTGACCGATTTTTCTTAACTTACCTGTGTAAGAACCAAATGCAAAGGTATTAATACCTGATTTGTTTAATACACCAGTTAAGTTAGGAGCACTTCCGTCACCATTTATAAGTTGGTTATCCAAGTTCAATTTCATCATTGTTGATAATCTTGAGTTTACATATCCTTGAATTCCAGCAACATCAGCTAACAATTCGTCAGTTACAGGTAAGAAAGTAGCCATCTTTCTGATGGATTCTGTTCTTTCTGTAAATGCTAAAGCACCTTCATTAGCGGAACTAATGTCAGTAGATTCAGCAACTGCACCAGCATTGTTGGTGAATGTTGTCTCTTCGAGATAGACATATGCATTTTGGTTAGTTTGAATTTGGTCAAACAATCCAATAACGCTGTCTGGATTACGAAGAGCTGTCTCAAGAATTCCAGGAGCTCTAAGGCTCTCTGGAGCATAACCAGTTGTATTCAAAGTTGTTTTAAATTCAACACCTGAATCTACACCTTTAACACCATTCTCGTTATATGCTTCATAAGCTTTTGTTCCTGTGAACATTTCACCAATTGTTTTTGGTGATTGTACTTCTTCTGCATTAGGAATAGCATTAACAGGTGTTTCGTCGACTTCCATAGCTTTTTCGTTTTGAACTTTTGCTTCTTCGATTTTAACATCATCAACAAGTCCAGCAAGTTCTGTATTGAGACCTTTGATTTTCTCTTTTGCCTCAGGTGTGTACTTACCGTCTTCTTGTGAATCGAAAGCAGCTTTTAGTTCTTCACGAGATTTTGCTATTTGGTCTTTGAGTTCTGTTAATTTACTCATTTAACTTAATCTCCTGTGATTATATTATTCTTCGATTAAGTCGGCTTCCAAAGAGTCAGCAATAATTGCTTGACCTTCTGCCCAAAGCTCCTCAGATTCATCGTCTATTTCTTCTACTTCTGCCTCTGCGACTTCTTCTTCAGATTCGCCAACAGGAACTTCTGCAGGTTCTGCTTCTACTTCCTCTTGGTTTTCCTCTTCTTCTTCAGTCTCTTCTGGCTCAATAACTTCTACTTCCTCAGCAGGTTCTTCTACTAATTCTGCTTCGGCTACTTCAGCTTCAGATTCTTCAACAGGTTCCTCTGTTGGTTCTTCAACGACTTCTTCTAAGTTAGCCTGTTCATCTGCTCCGAAGTTTGTGATAAATTCATCAACTTCTGCCCAAGCATCAGTTAAATCCTCTTGCACACTTCTTAATGCGTCAGTGGCTTTCATACCTAGTCTCCTTCCATCCTTAGCACGCAACATCGCTATGGCGGTAGCTCGTGCCATCAAGTCATTAAACGCAGCAAGCACATCAGTGACTTGTTGTGAAAAAGATTGTTTAATATCTTCTTCAACATCTTCTTCTTCTGAATCAACTTTGTAGTAACTCTTACCATCAATCTCTACGATGTTCACTACTTTACCTAATTCAGTTGCCTCTGCTAATGCTTTAGCAGGGTCTTCGTAAATTGTTTGTAAATCTTTCTCTGGTTGAGGGTCAAGAAGTTGGTCTCTGATATCATTAATATCTTTTGCCAAATCTTTAACTTTATCAACCCACCAACTTGGTAAATCTGCATCTTCATCTTTTGGAAGATTCTTGAGAATATCTTTCATATCTTCTGCAATAGTTCCTAAGGCTTGCATAACAGTATGTTGTGGTGTGTGACCTTTTGGTTTATTACTATTACCTGTTGCTTCATGATATTCTTCATGAGTTTTGCATGGCATAAATACTGTTTGACCATCATCCATTTTATGTGTATGCACTCCTACTGCACAAGACAGTTCTTTAGACCTTTCCATAGCTTCGCCAGGATTATCAAAAACATCTTTATCTAAAGCTACTTTTTCTTCAGAAAAATTATCTTCATAGATATCTTCATTTTTGTCAGTACCATCTTTGACCATCTCTTCTAAAAGTTCTTTATTAGATTTGATTGCCATTGTGTAAGTGTCTTGATTTGCACCTACTAATACTGGTGATACTTCAAAGACTGTAAGGTCTTTTAGATATCTGACATCTTGTTCATCATCTGAATTATCTTTTTTCATTTTTCCATATTCTGAATCATTGACTCTATAACCAAAAGACCATTGCTGTAAATCACCCATGTTCTTTACTAGTTTATAAGCTTCTTGACCAGAATCTGTGTCCATGAAAAACTCACCTTGGAATGTAGCTTTATCTCCATCTTCAGTGATTATTCCTTTTCCAATTGGCATATCCCATTTGTGTGCCCATACCATTGGAACCATTCCTGATTTTGCCCTAGATTTGATAGCTCCAGGTACTACTACGTCTCCATCTGAATCTAAATTGTTAAAAACAGAAAAGACTGCTGATACCTTACCCTCGCCGTCCTCTTTGAACTCGAGGTTAATGTTTTTTATTTCTCTTTCTTGCATGCCTAAATTAAACTCCCAGAGTTGTTCTATTGTTTATATTAGACATTTACCTCAGAATTTAGTGTCTTTTCTTTTGTAATATCCTTTATAACAGTTAGCTTTGATATAGGTTGAGTTACTCTTCTATCGGTTCTCTTATGTTTACCATTTTCTAAGATAGCCCACACTTGCATAGTCGCAGTTTTTTCTTTACCATTTACCGATACTACAACACCATGAACAGTTGATGGGGGTTGAGGGTCTTTATTTATAGACCAGCTTACAGATTGCCCAACTCTAACTGAGTATGCTTTCTCACCACTTTTCTTAGATGAGAGTGGATGTGATGATGGTAACAAATCAGTATCATAAGGTTTTCTTTTGAATCTACCAGTTCTTAAAGCATGTATAAACCCGTTGACCCTGCCCATTCCCCACTGTTCAGCACTTACAACATTACCCCTAACAGAACCTGGTGAGGTTCTATAAGCTCCAATACCTCTTCGGAATACTGCTATAAGTGTTCTTAAATTTGCCCTGTGCTTTGGATTTTTTTCATTATGTTTTTTAACTTTGTTAGTTAAAATTTTTCTAACATTAGCTGAAACTTTGGTTGCAAATATTTCATCAAGTATTTGACCTTGTACTAATAAAGATTTTTTTCTTCTTTCTCTCACAAGTTTTTTTCTTTCAGCAATAATTTCTTTCATTTTTGATTCGCCTATATTTAAAACACCACCCCATTTGATAGCAGCTATAACACCATTTAATCTTGAATCACCTTGATGTCTACTCATGTATCTTTCTCTTCTTTTTACCCAACTTAAAACTGATTCACTTCTATCACCTTTTTGATATTTAGACCATCTAGCAAAAGCATCATTACCTGTAAAAGCAGTAGGAGGATTACCTCCTGTACCAGCCATTCTCCAAATCTCTGGATAATTTTCTTTTAAATCTTTTGCAAAAGCATAAGGAAACATTTTATATTTTGAGTTAGTAATTCTAATAGCTAAATCATCTCCACGACTTGGAAAATTTGTTCTATCTTTTATTGGCTTTTCTTTCTTTTCACTTCTATAACTATCTGACTCTACATTATGTAAAGCCTCTGCTTCTTCCAATGATACTTTTATTTCATCAGGTTCTAAGAAAAAATTCTCATTTGGTCTTTGTGATTTTTTCATATCAGCTAAAAACTTATCTGCTTCAGCTCTTGTTTTAAAACATTTTATAATTTCATTGTTTTCGTGAGTAATAACACAGAAAGCACCATTAGGCATTTGAGCTACATACTTTTCTTCTTCTATTCTCTGAGGTGATTCGATAATATCTTGCCTTGTGGATTCAGGTGGTAAAGCAACTGAGCCCAATAAAGATTTACCTTCATCAGGTGAAAATCTATCTCTCTCTAGAAGTGGTGTACCATCTTCTTGGATTTGAATCATATTCAATGGTCTTAAGTAAACATCATGTCTTTCATCATTATCAAGACCTACTACTTTTCTTGCTTCACCAATTGTTATCCAACCACCTTGAACACCTGTGTTTACTCTTTTATATAAATCATCCATATCTTCTTGCAAAGCTCTGACAGAAGTTACATCGAATTTACATTCTAATTCATTATCTGCAAAATCTTTTTTAAGAAGTTGATGTGTAAGTTCATTTGAGACAATCTTCCACATAGGTATTAATTTTTGCTCTGTGAAAAATTCTCTCAATTCTCTTGTATTATTGTATGTAGCTGAATCAAGTCCAGCACCTAGACCAGCTAAGATTGCTGGAACTCCAAGAACTGCTGATATTCTTTCTTCAGGTAATCTTCTTAATTCTTGTAGCTTCATTTGGTCAGGTGAAAAAGAAACTATATCAACATTCATTGAACCAGATAAAACCATAGGAGCTCCTCTATTCGCACCACCAAACTTTTGTTTGTATGATTCAGAAATAGCTTCTGCTTCTTCCCTAGTTGGTCCACCAAGCGAATCATTTCTTGGTGATAAAACAACTCCAGGTACAGCCATATTGTGTAGTAGAGCAGCTGACCATTGACCTGCAGCCTCGTCTCCTAATATTTCTCTTAATACACCTTTTAATGGAGCATGACCTCTTCTGTGGTCATTAGGGTCTATTCCTTGTCGAATATGTACAATATCATCAACAGGTATCTTCATGTTCTCTCCACCTTTACCATGTTGATAATATTCATAATGTGTAATCAATTCTTCTTGATTGCCTCTTACTTCCACAAGATGAGGCATTATTGGAACAAGTTGTACTACTTGACCTTGAGCATTTTTATTTTTGTAAAGGAAGGCATCACCAACTGTATTCATTGCCAAAACAATGTAGTGACTTAATAAACCAGCTGACATGTATGGATTAGGTCTGGCATACAATTCTGCTACTGGATGTTGAGCAATTTTATCCATATTGCCGTACTCATCAGGTTTACATACATTCAATGTAGGTTCAGAGAAAGCTGTTGATAGTACATTAAGGCATGCGATAACAGCAGAATTTGCTGAACCATCTCCTATCTCGGCTAACTTATCTGATTCGAAAAAACCTGATGTTGTATTGTATCCATATACAGAA